GGTGGACTGGATCATTGCGGCTTCAACTAGCAGCATGAGGGCCGAAACACTTCCCCTGCTCTCGCCCCATACGTTCACTTGGAAGCGGCCATGCTTGCCGTTGGGCAAGGTGTTGTCGATGTAGCTCAGTGCCTCGCCGCCGATCTGCACATAAGTGATGTACGGGCGCACGGTGGACAGGGGCGCGAAGTCGGGAAAGCAGCGGTTGCCCACCAAGCCTTTGAGGCTGTTGAAGATGTCTGCCTCGATGGTCATACCATGCCCTTGTTGATCTGTTTCTGCATTTCCATGCGGGCGGCTTCAAGCGCTTTGCCCTGCGCGGCTTCAAAGCCGGCGCGGAGGAATGACTTCGGCGCGTGCTGCACAGGTGTTTCGCGCAAAACGTAGAACTTGTCGTAGTACGCCTGCCTTGCGCCGGGTGCCCGAGAGCCCTTGTACCGTGGGACTTTCCCCTTGATACCCGGCTTCCGCTGCGTGTACCACTGTCCATCGCTGCCAACGTAACTCACATACCTTTGGATGTACCCGTACTCCAAAAGGATGCCGTGAGCGGCGATGGGAAGACCGATTGCGGCTCCCGCTTCGCCCTTGCTCTTACCGCCTTTGCGCCAACTGATCTTGTAACGTGCATGGCCGGGTCGCTGCTCGTCTTTGTCGCGGTACTGATAGATTGCGCGTGGCAAGTTCCCGCTTTTGGAGATTGCCGATGCGCGACTTTTCACTTCGTCGTACAGCACCTGTGCGCCCGCTTGAATGGCGGGAATCACAGCGGACTCCACCACATGACGCAGGTAGTCCGTCTGCTCCAGCACTGCGGGCAGGTTGAAGCTGACTTTGAACTCAGCTAACTTGGGCATTGATCACTTCCGCCACTACGTCCACATAAGCTCTGCGCACGTCAGGCTGCACAGCTTCGATGTTGAACACCACGCCTTCGTGCGTGATGCGCTGGCCGGCGTTAATCGCCCTGTAGCGCATCCGAATGCTCACCCGCACCACTGACACGTCCGCGCCTGATTTGATGGCACTGAGGCCGGTCTGGTAGCGAATATCTGCCCATACGGTTGCCGTGGTCAGCCATGACGTGCTGGGTTGCCCCAACTCGTCTTGGGTGGCGACTTGCGACTGCAATTCGACCAAGTGGCGAAGCTGGCCGGCGCTCATAGAAAACATCCCAAACGTGAAGCCATGATGCCCACACCCATCGCGGCGTAAATGAGCACCGTTACGGCAAAACCCACCATAACCGCCTCAATGATTTCGCTCATGCCCAGACCTTGTAACGATCCAGCAAGCCATCCACAAAGGACATCTTGACGGTGGTGGAGACTGCGCGGCTGGAGTAGGCTTCGGCCTCGCGGTTCTCGAACATGGCACTGACTTGCAGCTTGAGCCACGCCTTGATGCTCTCAGGCACAGCGGCTGCGTCAACGTACCCGGCTGTAAAGCGCAGGGTGACGGCGTTGGTCGTGTCGCGGGTGGCCGGCCACTCGGTAGCGTAGGCTGGCTCAACGTAGGCAAAGCCGAAGTCGTTGACGTTATTCAAGATGTAGGCCAAGGGGTCGAGCGTGGTCAGCGTCCCGGCCTCATTGAGGTACTTCAGGCTCACCACACTCAGCGCGGGCACACGGGTCAACTCTAGCGCTGCGGGGAAAGCGTCAAGCGTCAACTCCCATGTCTGCGGCATGATGGCGCGGCCCGTGATCTGTTCAGCAGTCTCGGTGGCCGAGGTGATCATGGAGGTGATCAGCGCATCCTCTGCGGTGTCGGTGACGCGCAGATGGGCCTTGGCTTCTGCCAGGGTGACGGCAAGCGCGGTGGGCTGGGTGACTAGGCGAAGGGACATTGTTTAGGCGTAAAAAAACCGCCGCTAGGACGGTTTGTTATTGTGTGTGTTATCTACCTACCCAGCAAACACCCGTGTCGGGGTAGCTGGCACCACCACAAACGGAAGCAACTCATCGGGCAAGTTGCCTGCGACGTTGATGTGGTAGCCGGGGATCGCAGCCATTTCTGGGTACTCCATACCATCCTCACTTTGCAGCATCACGCCGGTGGGCTTGTGGATGGTGCCTACGAGGTCGAGGGTCAGACCTGCTGGAGTGGGTTGCTCGATGTCAAAGGCGTAAGGCATCAGGGTTTGTGCTTGGGCTTCGTTGGTGAATTTGAGGTAGGTGGTCATGGTGCGCTCAGTGATCGAAGGGTCGCATTGGGTAAACGCGAGGAATAAAATCTGATGCTGCGGATGTGGCCATTCCAATACGCTGCTACAAAAGACTTACCAATCCACAATTCGTTCACGGTAGGTGGAGTACCGGACACATCGGTAACGGCGGAATCACCGTTCGAGGCTGCTGCGAAATCGTTTAGCTTATAGGCAACTGCACAGGACTTCTCTCCAAGGCCCGTATTTGCACCTTGCGTAAGAACTGCTTGCGCTACACCTCCCACAATGATGGAGGGGTTAAGCACATTACCTGAACTGCCTGTGCCTTGACTCAGCCGATTGTTGTTAGTTCCGTCATCTGACTGGAACACATTTCCGTCAGCTATCGCCGTCGGCGGTCTGGACTGCCTACTAACAAACGTCCCCTCGCTCTGGTTGTACCAGCTTGAGAAGTTCGTCCCGGTCATCACAGCTACATCTGCTGCCCTTGTTGCGGCTGCTGTGCCGGTGGGGATGTAGCTGGTGGGGAAGCTGCCTGCTTCGAGTTGGGCGCCCCATAAGTAGAAGCCGGAGGTGCCGTTACCTGTGTAAACAGTGTTGGTGCCTATTGATAGTTGCTGACGAAACACAGCCACTCCGGTGCCGGTTGCTATGAACACAATCCAGCAACGCCACCATCCATTTCCAGCAGAACTACTGCCGAAAGAAATAGCACCTCCAATTAGAGTACCGCTACCTGTTTCAAGATCGAAAGCAACATTCGCTGGGCCTTGGGAACCAGTTCGCACGCACGCCCGCCGGGCCTCCCCTGTCAACCCAAGTTTGGCATAAAACGACCATGTATATGTGGTTCCCGCAGTAACGGCCACAACTCTGTCACCCGCATAATGCTCGCTATTACCTGTGTCCTCTCGAAAGAAATCAGCCAAGCTGCCGTCAGGTGCCGTAATCTGATTAGCAACGACCACACCTCCAGTCCCACTTAATACCTCGCCTGAGTCTAGTGCCAAGTTCGTCCGCTGTTCCTCAATCAGCAAGCCCAACGGTACACCTGCGGGGCTGTAGTCGAAGCGGGGGGCGTCAGTCGCCACCGTCTCAATCAGTCCGGCGCTGTTCGTGCGGGTGGCACCACTGGCGCGGGTGAAGGTGATGCGGGGGTCGAGGTGTGAGCCATTGGTGAAGTTGAGGGATAGCTTCAGGGCGCGTTGGATTAGGGTGCGGCCACCTACCGCGCCCAACTTACCGACAGGCTTGCCAAACATCAGGCAGACGCCACCACAGCCACTTTGAAGCCACTGTTGGGCGGCACGCTGAAATACTCAACGCTGTCAGCCACAAGGCGAACAGTTGTTTGCGTAGCCGTTGGGTTGGTGCCGATCTTCTTGAAGCAGTTGGCATCAGACACCACGCGAATCAGTCGGGTAGCGGCGTTCAGCGTAGCCGATTGGGCACTGGTGCCGGTGAAGGCAATGGCTTGATCTGCCAGGCTTGGTGTGGCTGCGCAGTTCATGGAGCCTTCGTAGGGGCTTGATTGGATACCGGCGAATTCTGTGATGTAGAGGGTGGGCATTTTGCGTTCCTTTTGTGGGTAGGAGTTAAGAGATACGCCCTGTTTCCAAGGCGCATGACTTAGCTACTTAGACGGCTACGTTGAGGGCTTTGAGAACTTGTGGGTTCAGCAGACCGCCGCCGACTCGCTTGGTCGTGTAGAACGAAACGTAAGGTTTGGCCGAGTACGGATCGCGCAGCACGCGAACGCCGATCCGATCCAGCACCATGTAGCCTCGGAAGTCGCCAAACACGATGGGCTTTAGGCCCGCACCAACATCCGGCATTCCGGGCATTTCAGTCACAGCGAACCCTGCAAGGGTGGCTGGCTGGCCGGCCACGAATGACGGTTGCCAGATGTAGTTGCCTTGACCGTCTTTGAGCTTGCGTGCTGCGGACTGCGTTTTGCGGTTCATGATGAATCGCGCATTGCCGGTGAACTCGCTTGGCAGTTCGTAGATTAGGTTGACGATACCGTCAGTGGTCAAGGCCGCAGCCGCGCCGCTGTTCACGGTGGTGATCGCGCCATAAGGGTGAACCGCAGCGTTGGCACCACCCGTGATGTACGTCAGCAAGCCTGTGGGGCGGTTGACGCCTGTGCCGGACAAGAACGCAGTGCCTTCTTGGAACGCGAATTCCTGTTGCACCTCGCCGGCCAACCACGATTCCAGATCGACTTCCGCGTCATCCAACATGCCCTGTGTGGCCGATGGGTTTGCGTAAATCTCGCCGGTTGTGTAGGTCAAAGACGCGAAGGTGGGCGTCGCGGTGTCAGGACGCGCAGCAGCCTCGCCCACCCAACCAGACACTGTGCCTTTTTGGTTGAACAGCTTGCTGAATGACGCAGTGCTGATGGTCTGCACGGTTGCCAGGGAGCGCAGGGGGGACATCGTGACCAACTTGTCGGTGATCGTGCGATCCCATTCCGTTGGTGTCAGGAAGCCGCCTTCGCCGGCAACACCTTTGTTCAGGGCCGCTTGCACTTCGCCGCGTTTCATGTGGGAGGTGAAGGCCGCGCTGTACTCGCGGTCTTTCAAGCCACCTTGAACGACGCCTTGCATTTGGGCAGCGGCGATCTTGGTGTTGGCTTCGTCCACTGCGGATTGCAGCTTTTCGATGTCGGCGTTGATGCGGTCAACTTTCAGCGCTTGGAGCGCATCGGCTTGACCTTTTTTGACGGATTCCAAAGCCGCGTTGTTTTCGGCTTTGAAGGTGGCGAAGGCTTGATTTACGCCGTCGATGAGGGCTTTTACGTCTTGTGTCATGTTAGTGACCTTTCATTGTGGTTAAGAGGGATTGCAGCGAGGCTGCTAGGTCATCGCCGGTCGAATCGCTCGAACCGCTGCCAGCCGAATCTCTCAGGCTGGACTTGAAATCTGAAATGGTTTTCTGCGCCTGACTGCGCGGCATTCCGCTGGCGATCAGGGCGGATTCAATCTTGCGAATGTTGCTGGCGCTGGCCTTGGTGTCCTGTGTGATCAGGTCATTGCTCATCATGCCGGTGGCGAAGCCTTCTTTGATTGCCAACTCAGCGCCGATCCAGCTTTCGGCGTCCATCAGGGTGGCGGCGTACTTGGTGGACTTGCCCGAGCGTGCGGCGTAGACCTCGGCCATTGCCGCATCGAAGGGGGCCAACTGTTCAGCCGCTGCCTGCATGTCGTGGCGGTTGCCGATTGCCATGCACCATGCGTTGTGAATCATCAGGAATGACCCTTCACCCATGTTGATTTCGTCGCCGGCCATTGCAATGACGCTGGCAGCGCTGGCAGCGAGGCCCAGCACGTTGACCGTGACTTTGGCTTTGTGCTGGCGCAGCATGTTGTAGATGGCAACGCCTTCAAAGAAGTCACCACCTGGGCTGTTCAGGTTGACTTGGATGTCCTTGTCACCAATGCTGCGCAGGATGCCGGCCATGCGTTTGGCGGTCATACCCGAGCCGTCCCACGATTCGCCAATCTGGTCGTAAATCGACACAGAGGTGGAGTCATCCACGGCAGCGCGGATACCGGCGTCCCAGCGTTGCAGGGCGTCGGGCCGGCTGTCGAATTTGACAGAACCGATGCGTTGGCTATTGAGTTGGGGGAGTGTCAGCAGGGACATTTGTATTCCTCATTGGGCTTTCGAGCTTTTCAGCAGCCGGGTCAAGCGACTTGGGCATGTCTTGCAGCTCGCGCACCTCGTTGGCCGTCATCCACGGCTGGTGCCCGCCCGAGCCGAGGGCTTTGGCGAACAGTTCGGATTGGTCTTTGAGCGTGCCGCGAAGCAGCGCCCGCTCGTTGAATTTGACGTAGTGGGTGCCGCGCTCTGATTCGCTCAACAGCACGTTCTCGATGCCTTGCTCCCACACGGTGAACCAGTGCTGGAGGCCGTACTGCACAAAGAAAATGTTCAGTTGCTCAATGCCACTGCCCCAGCTTGTGTCATCCATCATCAGCAGAGGTCGCGGCACACCAAAAGCGCGGGCAATCTCTTCGATCTGGTGGTTGCGGTTCTCAAGGTGCTGGCTTTCAGCGCCGGTTGCCGCCCATTTCTCGGCCTTGCCGCCCTCTTCCAGCACCATCCACTTGTGCGCGTTGTCGGAGCCGCCGTACTTGGCTTCCATGCTGGCTTGGATGTTCTTGATCTGCTCTGGGTTGAGCTTGGCCGGGAAGGTCAGTGAGCCGCCCGCCATGACGCCGTTCTTGAACAGCCGTGCTGCCGCTTTCTCAGCCTGGAGCGCAAGGCCAATGGCCTCCTTGGCTTTCTTGACGCGCGACAGGCCAATTAGTCCATCTTCGGACAGGTCGGACAGGTGCAGCACGTCGCGGGCCATGAGTTCCACCATGCGCCCGTCCGGTGTGGCGAACTCGTAGCGCACCGTGAAGTCAGGCATCAACTTGGGCTTGACCTTGGTGCTGTCCATTTGAACCAAGCGCACGGGGCGATCCAGCGTCCAGATGATGCGGGCGTAGGCGTTGCCGTGGGACAGCAGCGCCATCTGCATGGAGGATTTGAATTTGTAGGCGCTTTGGAACTCGTTGGGCCGGCTTTTCAGCAGCCGGTACAGCGGGTGTTCGGTGGCGTACTCTTTCGCATCGCCTTTTTTGATCAGGTTCAAGGGCAACATGCCGATGGACTCACTGATCAGGCTGACGCAACGCAGCAGGGCCATGTTGCCGAGCGCTTTGCTTGGGGTGATGTACTCGCCGCTGGCAGTCTCGCCGCCCCGCATGAAGTCG